AATATATCTTCGTCAAAGTCCCATTTCATTCTATTGATGGTTTTATGTACCCATTGTACATTGCCCTCAATATATCCTATTGTACTATCAATTCTATCTAAAGAGGCAGTAGATTTTGTTTTTTGTTTCCTTGTTTGTGGAAAATAAATAGGTTTTCCGGACAAAGCACATAATCTATTCTGACTCAGGAAAATACCCCAAGCATATTCCATTGTTATACTGAATTCTAAATTCCTGTATTCTGCGGATTTTATATACTGACGCCAATGACTTGATTGTATCTCTTCGAAACCCTTAAAATTCTTATGATCAGAACCCCTTTTTCTTGATGTACAGCCACAACTGGTTGTATTTCCACTGGTAAGACTATGACATACTACAACACATTCTGTACCACATTCACATATACAGTCTAACATAGCGTGGGAATGTTTGTCATACCTATTTATCCCAGAAACTAATAAAGATCCAAATTTCTTACCAACCCACCTTTTCTCAGGAGTCTTTGTTATACCAAGTTCCTTCATCTTCTTCGAGATACACGCCTCTGAACAGTTGTATATCTTGGATATTTCCCTCTGTGACAGTTCATCTGTATATACCAACTTTGCTAATTCTTGCTTGCTGATATCGATTTTTCTCATAGTGTACTCCTTGTTATGTAAAGTTTGACATAACTTTATACACCATTTCCAATTAATTCTTTGATTTTCATTAGCTTATCGAGAAGATTTATTCCGAGCACATCGAACTTGACGTGACCCAAAGCCTCCAAATCAGCCATTTCAAGACCAGCAATCTTTTCATCACTGCTTTTTTGATTAACCATAGGACACACGAGGTTTAATTCTTCTTTTGATATTACAACCCCAGCAGCATGTTTGCCCTGAGTCTTAAACGTACCTTCCATATCGATAGCTTGTTGAAAGTACTCAGCATAATCACCCTGTAATTTACCAGCATCATTAATAAAACAATAATCTCTTAATTCATTAGAGTTATTAATCAGCGACCATTTAATAATAGACCTATCCTCATCATCCATAGCAGCCAGTTGGTCTGAGATATCCGCTTCATTTGGAATACTTTTAGTCATTTCATTCATTAAACCAAAACCGCAAACACCACTAACTCTTAATACTTCTTTTAGTGCAGAGCGACCTTGTAATCTACCAAATGTCAACATCTGACTTACATTACCGTGACCATATGTCTCCTTTAGGTAATCGATAATATCATCCCTTTTGTTTCCGGGAACATCCATATCAATATCTGGTAAAGAAATGTGATCACCAGTATTTCTACCACTGTTGTAGAATCTCTCAAACAGTAAATCAAATTCAATTGGATCAATCTTTGTTATACCAATCATGTACGAGATAAGACATCCAGCAGCAGAACCTCGACCCGGACCTGAGATCCAACCATTACTCTCTACAAAATGTACAATATCCCTAACAATTAAGAAATAACCAAATAGTTTTGCCTCTTCAATAACACTAAATTCATGTAGGAATCGTTGATGATACTTATCCTTACTTGCTTGATCTTGTACTTTGTTTTGTTTAGCAAGTAGTGTTCGCCAACCATCACGACAAAGCTGCTTCAGGTACTCTTCTTCAGACTCACCACTTGGAGTTGGAAATGTCGGTAGCATTGGCTTATTAAGAATATCATACTCTTCACATTTATTAGAGATGTCATGTACAACATTTGCATTTTCAGCATCATTCATCAGAATTTCAGAAAGTTCCTTAGTATCCCTCAAATAGAAATCATCACATTCAAAAAATTCTTGATTGTCAAAAAGTTCATCAGATCTTAACATCTCCCTTATTTTGGGCATAGTAGTCTTCATGCCTGAACATAAGATAATTCTATGTAGTTCAGCGTGTTCTTTATTGGTGTAATATGTTGGCCGTAAACATTCTGACACCATATAAAAATCATCACCCTGAATAGGTGAATTTGCTAAATTACTCGAAGTACAAACAAGGTTACCAGCTCTACATGCATCTTGAAGAATTCTTCCATCTGGATTACCATCCTCAGTGATCGAAGAAACAATCTTAATGAGATCAAACCAGCCATCTTTATTTTTAGCAAACAATTCATAATTATCAAATGCACATCCAATGATAGGTTTTACATCATACTTGTGACAAGCCTGAAAGAAGGTGACTGCACCAGAGATGGATTTGTAATCACAAATACCACAGGCTTTATATCCATTCTCAGAACACTTCTTAACTAATTCATCTGGTTTGGAGAATCCTTTTAATAGTGAGTAATGAGTAAAATTTCTAAGTGGGAACCAATTCATTTCCTATTCCTTAACCGGGAGCTTCGTAATATCCAATTGAAAAACCTTTTCGGGTACAATCCTTAACAGTCTTATCCATTCCATGTGTTTTTAAGTGATCATGTACATACTCACACATACTCTTGTCTGAGCCTTCCCATTTGTTTTTACAGAAATGGCATAGACTTTTACATTTGAAATGTTTTCTGTTTACATCTAGTAACTTGGGATTTTGATTATTCTTAATCTCTTCAAATCTGTCTTTCAGCATACCCAAAAATCTTGTTTCATCTGATTTATCAAATGCTAAACTAAATGGATATGGATCAATCTTACCATCTTTATCCTTACAGAAAAAGATACTCATAATTCTATTTGGAAACTCTGGGTATAATTTAGAGATAGCATAGAAGTATAAAAGTAACTGAGGATCATTTTGCATCTTCTTATAGTCTTTGACTTCCATAGTAGCCCAGTCAAGTCTGCGACCAGTCTTCCAGTCAATCACTTCTATTGTATCATCACTTACTTTGGTTACAAGGTCAATTGTACCTTTTATTGCCAATTGTCCTTCAATCGTGGTGCCATCCGCAGCCTTAATTGAAATTTTAGCCCAATCTTCTTCAATTGGAATATCAAAATGGGGTTCTGGATGGTGAATATCTCTATTCCTTGGATCAAACTGACCATCATTATGATTCAGCATCAACCACGCTATCTTAGATATTTCTTTTCTATCGGCAGGTCGCCACGGGTGAACTGAATCTTTTTTGTATGCTTCAAGACTAAGATCACAAAGATCTTCTACTGTTTCATCTAAGTATAATTTATCTTTATGGATTTTAATTTTACCTGCAGCATCATCATCAACTAATAAGTACTTCTTTCTAGGATTGTCTTGTTGAAACTTTTTTAGTCCAGCAAGAATTTCCATAACTTTATGGACCATAGTGCCAAGTTCTGCCTTCTTACCAGAGGTAGACTGGTGACCAAGAACATAAGTCATAAAATACTGCATCTCACAGTATCGCCAATTGTTATAGCTGGAGCTTCTGAAATAACTTATTAACATAGATTATCCTTATATAGAGCTTCGATGATATTTTGTAATCTCGCAATAGTCTTCCCTTTACCTTGATTTTCAATAACATAATCAAAATTTTTCTGTTTGTAGTTTTTCTTATCTAATTGAGTTTCACTCGGATGTTCATCTTTAAATAGATTTCTATTCAATTTAATGACAATACCACCGGCATCTTTAATAACATCAACCTCATTTGGAAACCTAACATCAGCTACAATTGCTAATTCAGATTGTTCTTCGGTAATTCTATTAACTGTATTTTGACACCAAATTGGTTCCCAAATCTTTCTCATGATATCAGTGCCGAAGTGTTGCATGAATTCACGTGCGGTCATTGGGCCGTCATCTTTTAGTTGAAGATTATATCTTTCTGGGTACTGAGTGTATCCGCTAACTACACAGTCCTGCCTTATTGACCAGTCTATTGGAGCCATTACTCCTGGCATATTTTCCCACCTCAAATGTTCGACAGGTTGATCTTTCTGTTCATTAGTTCCGAATACATTCTCAGGCGGGATCTCGAAAAGATCGATACATATCGTCTTCAAAGAGTCAGCGAAGCTGTATAGCTTAACGTATGGATACATAGCTCTTTCTGCATAGCTAATAAATTCATTGTCTTTTCTAGTTATATCAAATTCAGCCCATTCTAAAATTTCATCTGTCTTAATCAACAATTGACCATCTGGAGAAATAGTATACTCAGATATCATTCCTTGTTCTTTTAATACAATACCATGTAAGATATTGGCAACAGTATTTTTCCCTGATTGCTTTTTTCCTGCTATACCTATTAACCTCATCAGTACAACCCTTTCAGTTTAGATGTAATTTTCTCTTGAATTGATTCAATACACATATCACCAATGTCCTTCTTGGGCATTTTGGGAAATTTTAAAGTGAATAATCTACTTAGTTCTCTCTTGATTTTTATTTTAGACTCTCTACCAGCTTGATCATTATCTGTCAATACAATTAATGTTGTTACTCCAGATTTTAATAGTGTATCCTTCTGGTAATGTGATATATCTTTACCAAAAAGTCCTACACAATTTTCTACTCCAGCTTCATACATTTTCCATACATCACCTTGACCTTCAGTTAAAAACAAACACGAAGTTTCAGTTGCTTTACTAAATGCTCTATGGTGATTATATAGATGTTGTGCTTTTTTAAATCCATCTGAGTATAAATATTTTGGTCTTACATAGTCCTTATTAGATCTTGCTATAAAAGCAATCTGGTTACCCATATTGTTATGTACTGGAATAATTGATCTACCATACATATAGGACTTTTTATCTGAACAATCTCTGATATTAAAATGTTTTAACGTGGAACGAGAAAATCCCCTTTGCTCAAAATACTCTGACCTATTACTTGTTTTAATATTTGGGAAAGAACAGTTAGTATATGTCTCCTGCTTTTTCTTATTAAAGATCTTAACCATCGTAGAAAAATCAGATTCTACTTTTTCTTCTGGCTCATCTAAAAATTCAGCATCTGAAATGTTATATATTTTACAAACAAATCTCAAGACATCGCTAAACGATGCTTCATTCTCTTTTGATAATACTCCTCTAATAAATCCAAGTATGTCTGTATTATATTGTTCATGACACCCTCGCGTCCAGCATCGCCAAGACATCTTACTCTTTGATATTGATAGCCCATGAGGATTATCACTTGCCTCATGTATCGGACAACACATAAAGTAATTATCATCTTTCTTTTGGAAAGATAATTCTAAATTGTTTAACAACAATTCTATGTCTCGAAAAATAATTTGTTTGACTTTATTCAAGTCTAATTTTTTATTTGCCGGTTGCTTTGTTGTACTCATACCACAATAGTCCTAAATTTGCTGTTGCATACGAAAACCACATTAACGTATGTGGATAATCTTTCTGTAAGATATTTCCAATGGCTCCCACTAAATAACATACTGTTGCTATACCTATGGCTATAACTGTAATCATTATTCATCTTCCTCGATTGGAATTTCAGCACCTTCGATAGCACCGTCAGCACCTCCACCTGCTCTGAGTTCATCTCTGGTACGCAGTTCTAATAATTGAGCATGGTCTCCAACCATACGCATATTAATATAATTACCATCGTCCATTCCCGGACCATGTCTTGATACGATTGGTACGAGCTTTCTATTACCAGCATTGGGACCATCTTCAGCTAACTCTTCTGCTGACTTAGTTTTAAAAATAGAAAAAGATGTACATAACCAAATCAATCTATCAGACCCACTAACAGCATCTGTAGACTCTTTAGTTATACCATCTCTATTCAACTGTACAAATGACAAACAAGGAAACTCATACTTAACAGCTAAGTTGTGCAATGCTGTAATCTGAAATCCCAGTGCTTGGTATTCTTGTATATTATTAGTGATAGATCCAGATGTCATCAACTTCAAATAGTCATAGACAACAACACATTGGTTGGTTTTTCCATTCTCATCTTGACCAACTTCCTGCATAATCCATCGTTTAATTGTATTCAATATCTGTTCAAATGGAGCACCAGCAACAGTGACGTAGGTGTAGGGAATATCTTTAATATGATCAATTGCCTGCTTTACCTTGATGGTTTTTTCATCATCATCAGTAAATCGTCCGGTAGCTACTTCGTTAATCGGAACACCACTAAGATTAGAAATAATACGATTAAGGTGGTCTTCCTTTGACATTTCAGTATCCAGCATTAATACTGGAATACCTTTAGCAGCTACGTTGATGGCGACATTGTCACCAAAAACGCTCTTTCCTACTTTAGGTCTTGCAGATACTAAATCGACACAGCCCGGTCTCAAGCCGCCTCCAATAGCTGCATCATATCTAGCAAATCCTGTTGGAATACCAATTTGATCACATTTGTTCTCAATGAGAAACTCAAGATATTCGTCTACACCATCGCCAATCCTTTCGGGTTTGTTACCAGTATCATCTTCTCTTAAAAAATCTGTGATTGGGTTTTCTAAGATGTTGATGATTTCATCAATTGATTCATCACCGTTTATATCATCAATGTCTCTACCAATTTTATTGGTTAGCTTCTTAATTTTCCTTGCGAACTCAAATTTCTTTATTTGTGCTGCAAAGTAAAGTACATTGTCTTTTTTTACAGGATATTCCATTAAGGAATTTATATACTCTAATTCTTGATTAGAATTAATTATGTCTTGTAAATCTAATTTCTTAGCTACTGATAGCAAAGATGGTAGATCTATTTCTGCTCCATCTTTAATAATCTTTTCTATACATTTAAAGATAACCTGATTATTTTTATGAGAAAAACTATCACTATCAATAACATCGCATACTTCAACATATGATTCTAAACCATATGAAAAAATACCTGCTAGGACCGCTCTTTCAGCACCTAGATCCATCAGATTGTTAGACATTTATTTATCCGGTACATTTGTTACAGCGATGGTATTCACCAAACGCAAGTGCGGGATTAACAGAAAAGGTTTTACCACAAACATGACATTCTACTCTTTTCTTCCCTGGCTTAGAACGGTTTCTTGCAGTCCTTTTAACATCTGGAGTTTCAATATCCATATGTTCAATACCATCATCTGTCCATCGGTTTTTTCTTGCTCTCACGGCTTGCCTCCCATTTTGTTGTTCCTTTCTAGAAACGGTAAAATCGTCGTTGACCCTTGCAGCGACTTTATTCTTTGGAGGATCAGAATGATAAGCTGAATCGTCATCTGGTGACGATGAAACTGTGAATTCTGATTCCTCCGGTGTATCATCCATTAACATCTGGATCATTTTTTGTTTTTGCTCTGGACTCAGTGATTTCAAGAAGTCTTCCATCATAGCTTTCTTCCTTTTTCAAGTAAGCAATCTGCCTTTTTTCTAACATTAAACTCTTTGTTTTTCAAGGATAGAATCCTACTTTCTGCCACAGATTTAAAATCAACCAATTTTTGTGCTACACTGTTTTCTTTAATAATCATCTGAGTCTTTAAATCATTGTTAGCATAAACATTTTGAAAGTCCATAAAGTCTCTAGCTACTATCTGATTAATCCATTTATCACAAAAGTATATTACCGACTCCTGCCGTGACCTTTCACTGTTAATATGATCAGCATAATTATACAACATTAATGCGAAATTGAAACAATCATCTTGATTTAATTGCCTGATATTGTCAAGAGATAATCTTTCGGCTTCTCTAAAATCATCAGAATAGTTTAGGGAAGACAGATTTTTGTTTTCAATGTACTCATCTAT